ATCATAAGGGTCTTCAATATAAGTTTTAGTTGGTAAATTATAAGCACCTTCTTTATGATTTTGTTGTGCCACTCTAAATGTTATTGCAGCAGTTGAATCTGTATTTTCTACACCTAATCCAGTTTGAATTACTTGCCCAATTACTGTTTCTCCAACTTCAAAAGTTCCAGTATCCATTGTAATTTCCAATAATTTTGGAACACAATACTTAGTTACATCTTCACCATCAAAAAATCCGTACATTCTTGTTAAAGGTTTCATTCTCTTACTTTCAAATGCAATATTTCTTGACCTCATAAATGCAATAAGATCTCGGCTAATTACACGATCCCCAACAGATTGAGTATCAAACTGTTCTGTTACCACAGTTTGAACTCCTTCTCTCCTTTCCACTCCAACTTCTGAGACGGAAGCAAATGTTTCTTCAATTACCTGATCAGTCAATTCTCCAGTAACATATCTTCTACCACCACCGGGTTGACCCATCCAACCTTTATAACCTAATCTTTGATTTCTAGTTTTTGTTGTTACGTCAGTAACAACTCTTCCTGTCCATGTTGTTTCCCAAGAATTCCATAATGTTGGCCCTAATCCAGTTTGAGGATCTATCCCTTCATTCCTTGCAAGATTATCTAAAGTAGATGCGTAATTTCCTTCTACATCAATAATTTTTGCTTCTAGTCTTGCAGTATCAACCCAAGTATCTGAAGCAGGAGTTAACTCCATACTTCCTTGCCAGAAACTAATCAAGAAAGGTGTTACACTTTCAGATCTTGTAGCAAATGATTGTTTGAGGAATTCTACTTCAGAATAATCAAGAGTTACTACATCATTATTTTTTCTTACATTTGTTCCTTCAATATCAGCAAAGTTTTTATCTTCAGACTGGTCAACATTAACTACAGGCCCAAAAATTAAATCAATGGAATTGGTATAGTGTCTTGGACGAAGTTCTTTTTGTTTTGGATCAATACTATTATTGATTGGGATACTATCCTCTTGAGGTTGGAAAGAACTAAAGTTATCAACATAAAAACCAGATTTAAATCTATTCAATCCATCACCATCAGGAACAAATAAGTTAGATGTATTTGTTTCCAATAATGATAAGGCAGTGTAGTACTCTAAACCTTTTATTCTATCTTCAAGTTTTTTGATATCGACCATGCGATATCTCTTATACTCCATAAGTTGAAGTGAAGCATCTTTAGGTTTATATAAGTATGGTGGAAGAGTAACTGTAGCAATCTCTATTGCCTCTTCAACATGAACAGGTTTTTCTGGTTTATCAGCTGGTTGCCCATATTTAACTTGGAATCTTCCTCCTTTAGTTAAGAAAATTCTATCAATCCTTCCCTGATAATATGAAAAAGTTGTTAATATATCCTCATCGGATGCAAGAATATTTGCTGCAGAATTTCCTGATGCATTAAAAGATCTTCCAAAAAATTCAAGAGGAGATCTAGAACCTTCAGCATTGGTAAATTCAGAAACCCTTGGTCTTATATCAATAATATCACTATTTCTGATACCATCAATATCTTTTATCTGAGTTGCGTAATTAAAAGTATCATATGAGTTTACAGTTGTAATATCTCCATCATCAGTAGATTCAAAAAATCCACTAGAAAAATATATTTTTAATTTTTTCTTAGGTGAATCTGCATCTACCTTTCTCTTAATTGTACCAGTATCATATATGGTTTTTTCTTGACCTGTAGTAAATTTAAAGTTAGAACTAATATCAAAACTAGGAGTTGTTAAAGTTACTATCTGTGCGTTTATTTTAGATTCTGCAGATATGATTGTTTCACCTTCTAAAAATCTATTATCATTTTTAAAGATGTATGCAATTTGACTTGCTGAGTTTGCAACTTTTTCTGCAACTATTGCAATCGCACCACTTGTTTGTCCCACAATTTCTTCACCAATAATATATTCAGCAGTGGTGGTTGAATTACTTGTGATTGAAGTTAAAGTTACTTTTGGTGCTGATAAAGTTCCACTTGAGTCAGCATCAGATGCTTCAAAAACTGCGTGTATTTGAATAACATCAGGAGTATTTAATGATATTTCTTCATCTTGAACTCTGGTTCCAAATGGATAGTTACCAAAAGTCAAGCCATCATTTAAAGTTGTGCTACCAGTTCCAGATGCTTTGTTACTTGATTTGTCAACAACTATACTATTAACACGATTTAAAACCTTAATTTTAGATGTTGGTTTAGTCTTTTCTAATGTGGCTATAAGAGTTGCCTTTTCTGCGACTGCTGCTGAATTATTATTTGCTAAATTAAATGCTTGAAAAGTTTTTCCGGTAGTTGCGATTACTATTCTATCAGATGTAAGAGTCTCAGTACTACCATTTTCTCTAACCAAAGAGTATCTTTCTTCATCAAAAGGTAAAAATGTTTCATTTGCTCCTGCGGTTGGAACAGTTGCAGTAGTAATTTGATTATTAAGAATTTCAACATCAAAAGTTTTTCTGATCGTAATAACAGAATTAGTCAAATCAACATTAGATATATGATCTTTAGGTAATTTGGTAAATAAACTATTATCAGAAGATGATTGTAGTGAAGTTTGAAGAACTTTTAAATCACTTACAGTCTTAAGAGCACTGATTCCAGCTGCATCATTAGCAATATCAGCGTTGATTCCACTTACAGCATTAACAGTTGTAACAGTTACATTATTATTTGCACTATCTATTGCGGTAATCCTACCAAAAATTGGATCTGCTACGTCTCCAGTATAAGAAACTAAATTACCAACGGTTGAAAGTCCAACAAGATTTGGATTTGCACTTGTTATTGTTGATACACCACTAGAATATGTGGTAATTCCTGCAACACCCACACTAAATTTAGTGGATGGTATTGCGTTAGCACTAAATGTATTAATACCAATAGTGCCATCTAATGAACCATATATTGACTGAACATCTGATATTGATTTAACATCTATTGATTTTATAACCGCAGTTCCAAATCTATTATCACGAGAACCCAAGAAATTAAGTTTTTCATTTGGAATAAAACTTCCATTAGTTTCATAAACAGTTACAGCAGTTCCAGCAGTCACAGCATCTTTCAAAAATGCAGTTGCACCACTACTTTGACCTTTAACGAATGTAGGAACAGTTAAGGTTTGTGCTACATTGACTGTGAGATTGGTGACCATCTGCACATCATACAGAGATATATCCCATTCATTTATATCTGAATTAGTAGCATTGTATGATCCAGACTCCATTGCAAAATCATAAACTCTAGCAACACCAATTTCATTACCTTGTGCTTGAGTTTGAGTAGTTCCAACTCTTTTATCTCTTAAAGTAACAACGTAAGTATTACCAATCCCAACTGTAGGATTACCAAATGACCTATTTAATCTTAGAGTTGGGCCAGTATTATAAATTATTTTTTGATCTTCTTTAGTTGCAACAGTTCTTGGTTTTGGTGCATCTAGAAATGTAGGAGAAATAGTTTCTACTTCATATCCTCTTACATATGCTTTACCGGGGGATATTTTATATAAACTTAAATTGTCAGTTGGTGTCTCTCCACCATAAGTAAATTGTCCTGCTTGAAAAACTCCTCTATTACCTTTGTTATCATTTAATGAATTTAAAACAGTAGTATCAAAAGGTTTTACATAATAATCTCCAGATTCATCATATGTCCTACGAGCCATCTCGTCTCCGATCTGACTATAATTTGAATTTTTTGCTAGTGTGCGAAGACTTCCACTTTCAATAGTTGCTAATTCAACAAAATTATTATCATCAAAATCAGTTAATGATTTTTTAAATAAATTAACTGTAATTTTAAGTCTATCTGCACCCGGTGCTGAAAAATTATTATATCCTTGAGAGTTATCATTTAAACTTTCATCTAAATCTGCATTTATAATCTGTTCATTAACAAATAATCCAACTCTATAACTTGGTGTAGTTCCATACTGATCTAGTATGAGAGTTTCTGTAGCAACATTTACAAAGTTTCCGCGAATAAAATATATGCCATCTTGAATCTGGAATGATGATCCTGTTTGAGCAGCAGCAGTTGCAAAAGTTACTGCGAAAGAATCTCCGGGTGCTATTGAATTATTTCCAAGTAATCCAGAAGTGATGGTTGTATCACATGATAATTCTTCACCATCACTAAAAGTTTGAGTTGAATTGTTTGTTGTGCTAGAATTTAAGTAATTTATATAAAGAGTCGTATTTCCTTTTTCTGAATCTGCAGCTTTTAATACTTTATCAACAACTGCCTTAACACCAGAATTTTTACCTGTAATTGTTGTTCCAATTAATTGATCTGTATATTCTTCAATTGGAATACCTTGAAAATTACTGTTTAACTGAACGCAAAAATATAATTGACTATATCCAATATTTCCGGGAATGACTTTTGATCCCTCTTTAAAAAAGTGTTGACCAAATTTTTCAATTTGATTTTGCAGTATAGATTGAAGAGTTGATAACTCTCTTGCTTGCACCGGATATCCGGGTTTAAATAAAACCTTGTGGAAATCTTTACCCGATTCAAAATCATCAAAATATGGGGCGACGTTTAGATTAGTTTGCTGTGGCATGATTTTTTAGAACTGCAAAATGACTTTTATGTCTTCTTTTTGGTTGGATGATCTAGTAATAGATGGTCTATTATCAACGTAAATAATTTTACCTGAGTATTTTTTAGCCTCTGGAGTGGATATACCGTCAGTAAATGTCTGACCAAGGTAATACGTCCTATTATTTATTACGGTTGACACACCTGTAAAGGAAGTGTTTATCGCTAAATTAGAACCACTTGATGGAATAATAGTTAAACTACCCCCTGATGCTGGATCACTTGTGAAATCAACTTGATCAAAACCATAAGTTGGATTAGTAATAGCAGCACCGACTGTATTGAATCCAGCAAGAGTTCTATCTTGCCATAACTTTAGAACACCAGTTGTTTGATCATAATTAACAACTCTTGCTACAGCTGTAGATCCAGTGGCAACAGTTTGAGTAACAAAGGAATCAGCAGTAAATGTTGCTGTGCTATATCCAGCACCAGTTAATCTTAATGCCTGTAATGCACTTGCTTTGTCTAAAGTTAAGTTTGCAGTAGATCCATATGCTTTTGGATTTTCTATAATACCAACTCTTGCAATTTGGTTACCAGTTATAAAGTCAGGATTCTCAATATCATTTTCAATTCTTGAATATAGAAGGACATTAAAGGCACCAAGTTCACCATAGATATCTTTTCCATGTCCACCCGGAGGAGAAATAATGACATCAAATGTAGGCCTGGTAGATCCTGTAGGAACTCCACCATTTACGAGATCAATATTACCAAAAGTGTAACCAGATCCTTGATTAGAGACTGTAACACTTTCAACTTGCTGATCATTATTAACAACAATGGTACACTCTGCTCCTGTTCCATCACCCTTGATTGGAACTCTACTATAAGTTCTATTAGCAGTTCCAACACCAACACCACGATCAGTGATAGTTACTATTTTAATTGATCCATCAACCGCATTATCTCTAACTGCTTGATCATCAGTATTAGTTGCCCATGCATCGGGAACTGGTATGAAATCAGTTGAATCAAATTTTACAATATCACCGGGTTTGATTGTATAAAGATATTTCCAAATATATCCATCACCACTAGTTCCAGCAGA